ATCCCAAGGATCACTCTCCTCTCGCCTCCGCTGTTCGACGCCGGCCACTTTCCATAGCCGTTGATCAAGGACAATCGAGACGCCTTCTCGCTCTCGCTCGCTCGCTTCAGCCCATAGCTGATCACGGTCACGCCTAAGCGCCTCGATATCAATCGTCCCTGTCCGCACCGGCCAGAAGCGCCTATCTACCGCCTTCAGGTATTCGTCATCGTTGGTGGTCGCGAAGAAGATGCAGCATCGCGGCTGGTCGACACGTGAATGACCGTACGCTGGCCGCACCCGGTCGTGTGTCCGCGAGCAGAACGCACGCACGTGCTCGACGTCAGCCCTCCGCATGCCGGTAAGCTCGGCGATCTCGTAGAGCCATACTCCGCGCGTCGCCTCCTGCTGGCGCTGGTCGTTAAGGTCGAGGATGCGTTGGTCGGAGAAGTTCTCGGTGCCGGCCATAGTCTCGATCGCCATGGACTTCTGCTTACCCATTTCGCCCTCAAGGACGACGATCTGGTCGAACTTAGTACCTGGCCGGCGAATGCGGCGCACAGCGGCGATCAGCGCGAGCCGTCCGAATTCTCGGTTGAGCTCGGTATCGTCGGCGCCCAGGTAGATGATCAGCCAGCGATCAAGCCGTAGCTTACCGTCCCATTCAAGCGCATCGAGATAGTCCCGTACGGGGTCGAACGCATTCCGTATGGCTAACTGGATGATCGCTTCCTCGATGGCACCGACACTGGGCTCGAACCGAAATGCCTTGACCATCTTCTCCGCCAACTTGAGCGCCATCTCTTTCAGATCCTTGCCGTCGCCGCTACTGTCGTTATTGACAAGGAACCGATCGTGGAAACTGTCGTAACGGCAAATCACGTTGAGAGCGCGCAATCCGCGTCGAGTATTCGTGCGGTTAGCTCGTGGCCGACCGCGGCGATCGAAACCATCCCACTCTGCTGGCTCGTCAGGCTCAACTGCATCCTGGTCGGGCGATGATATACCGACCTTCATTTTCCACTTCCTGAACGACCTCTCGACCTCCTGCCGCAGCCGGTCGGGATACCGACGGCCGATCCCGTTTATCGGTTTGTTCAGGGCGTCGACGATCTCATCGAGCGACATGCCCTTGCCGCATAGGTGACCAACGACCGAATGGAAGAGTGCGCTGACATCGACGCCGTCGGGTGCACCGTTCTGGATTATATCGTCGTAATCAATCTTGCCGGAGCCAGCCTTGTTGAAATCGAACCGCGCTTCGCGATCCTCGCTGTGCTTGCCGGCTCGCTCCATCTCTTCTTTAATCTGCTCAAGCAAACCATTAGCTTGCCCGATCTCCTGACAGTTGCCGACCTGAAGGCCAGTGATGGTGATGTAGCGCTCGCAATTCCGATAGATCTCGATCGCTGCTCCTGCACGCGCACCCTTCACTGGCCACTTGCGATGCAGCTTCTTGGTGCTGTCCGCGCCGGCGATAATTCTTAATCCTTCACCTGAAGGTGTCCGCTCGAGATAGGCGCCGTTGGCCGCGCTGATCCATGCGCATGCCCACTCATCAATCTGCGCTGTAGTCGGGTTAAGGCAATGGTCGAGGTCCACCACATCAAAAGGGGTGTCGAGGAGCGCAAATCCGATACCATCGAACTTGCCGCCGCTCTGTATGGCGGCAAGAACGGATCCGTAGGATCCCCAAGTCGTCGGGTCATTATTCTTCGCGTGATAACCCGTCGCCGTGAACGGCGGCTTAGTCCAGGTCTTGCGCTGTTTCCAGCGCCATAGAACCCAGTGGTGCAACGCCATCAGCGGCGCCAGCGCGGCCGGCAAACGAGCGAGGTCGCTCTTGAGCGTCTCAGGTTTCTTGCTCATCGCCGGCGGCCCAGCTTGACGTAGATCGAATGGAGCCATTTACCTTGCTTCTCGGACGGCTCCCGCCGAGCGCACCAGCGCACCATGTCGTTGACGAAGCCGCTCTCTTTTGACGTAAGGCGACCGTTGTCATGATCGGCGCAGAAGGTCGCCATCTCGTGCCAGGACGGGCCGGCGTTGCTGAAGCCCTGGGCGGTCGCAGCGGAGTCTTTGCCCTCTCGATAGCCGGCATCGTAGACGCGCTTCATTTCCGATTCAGGGATCTTTTCACCTTTAACGCGCGCGGCGAGCTCATGGAAATCAGTGCCGGCACTGGTGAGCGTCCGTCGGATTGCGTGTGCAGCCGCGACCACCTCACCGTCCTTATCGGAGGCAAGCAGCTTAAGCAGTTTTTCAAGCTTCTCTGCGGCGCCCGCGTCGATCATTTCCAGCACCGATCTTTGTGCCCGCACAGGCGGCAGCGCCAGTTATTCGGATCGTCCGTCATGCGCGGCAGCAGCTCACCGCGCTTCGTCGCGTCAACGATCAGCTGCACGCGCTGGAAGGTAGCTTCGGCGAGCTCAACATCAAACGGAACGAGGATGTGAAGCCGCTCGCAATTGTCCGCGTTGGTTGCGGTGAAGATGGCGGGGTTTGCGTCGACACCGAGATAGAATTGATAGAGGGCGACCTGGACGGCGTATTGCGGATAATGTTTCGCCAGCCCATCGCGCTCTAGCGACCGCCAACCCTTCGCATTGATCGCCTTGTGCTCCCAAAGGCACGGGTAGGCAACGCCGGCAATCTCGGGTCCAGAGAGAAAGACTCCGTCGGCGTGTCCGCGGAGCCAACCATCTAGCGCCTCGAATTCGAGTCGCTCTTTCTCGGCGAACAGAAAGCCCGCCTTCTCGAAATGCTCCTTGCTCTGCGCCTCGAAGAAATGCCCACGGTCGAAGATATCGCGCGTCCGCGTCGCATGTGCTGGATCGCACATCCAATCGTACTGAACCTTCCGTACGCACGGGTGGCCGATGGCAGAGGCGCCTAGGTAGTTGCGGGTCCGCTCGGGATCGGCCCGTGTGCCGGCATCAAGCACCGCGTTAATAGCGATGTTGGCCGGCGCAGCGGAAGCTTCGGTGCGGTTAAAGTCGATGGGCATGACAATCACTTGGGTTTCAGTTCTCGGTCGAATGCAGGAATAGGATCGTCCCAGGGAACATCCGGCGTTCCTGGTGGCGATTTCTTGGTGATCGTTTTCTCACCGATGTCACGCGCCAGCATGGCCTTCTGAATCAGCGTGTAAGCCGCACCAAGGAAGGTGATCATCCCGTCACGGGAGAGCTGGGCGAGTGACGCGTTCCAGTCGACCTGGGTCTCGGCGAGGTCCGGAAGGACGGTGCCGATCGCCCCGGCATCCCAAGGATCCGGATCGATGCCGGTGTTGCGGATGCCCTTCTCGGTCTCGAACCCGTTCGCCGTGGCCTGTGTCGCGCGCTCTGATATCCAGCCGAAGAGGACAGAGGCTACAATCCAACCCCACTCGGTATCTGAAAGACGCCCGACCGGCGTCATGGGGGGAACCGCGCCGCCTGTTACGACGGCGCGGGCTTTCTCGATGGCGATCCTCGTGGCCTGTCGCTGCCAAGCGTCTTCGATGGCGCTTAGCGACGGGAACCGGATCGGAGCTTTACGGCGTCTGGTCACGACGCCCATGCCGGCTTAACGATCACGTTACTTGCGGGCGTTTCCGGCGCCGCCGGCGCTGAAGGCGTGGCCGCCCGGTCGACTTGTTCGACTGGGTGCCAACCTTTCAGATCCGGAGTGATGACTAGATCAAGGACGTTCTTGTCCTTGTAGCCGTTGGTACCCTTCTCGACGCCGATCTTCGCGATGAAACGAAGGCCGTCAAAGTCTTCGTAGCCGGAAACATTCCGGGCCTCCTTCGCCGCTTCGCTCACGTCGGTCGGCTTGATCCCGCGGGCCGACTCCAGGATTGCCCGGAGCTTGCCACGGGTAATGTCGCCGGCCGTAGCGTGTCCGGCGGTGGTTCCGGACACGACCATATTCGTCCAGAACTTACGCTTGGCGTACTTGCCTTCGACGATGACGAATTCCAGGTCGAGCATTTCGGCTTCACCGGATTTCGATCGCTTAAGCATTCCATCTTCACCGGCATTGCCGGGTCGGATACGCATTTGGACAACAGCGATCTCTCCGTTGGGAATGAGATCGAAGACTTGCTGCTCGGTAGCTGTATTAAAGTCAAATGTTCCCATGGCGGGACACCTCATCATGTGGTTTCAGGTTGATTGGCGGCAGGAAGATCAACAACGAGGGCGCCGCCGGCCCTCGTGAGCTTGTCAAACAGTTTGCCAAGGTGCGGCTCCTCGACCTGGTCGAGCCGGCCGCTGCGGTCCTTGGCGGGATAGTGCCAAGGGTTGGGTGAGGTACAGACGAGCGCGCGGATGGGCGCGTCATCGCCGAACTTCACCCACTGCATGGTTACGATTTCATCGACGATTGCCGGCAACTCGCGACCGGTGCGGCTGCCTTCCATTTGGAGCCGGTGCTCAGTTCTGTTGAAATCGTCGGTGACGGTCTCAAGGATTCCGAGGAAGACGACGTTGATCCCGATGGCCTGTTGAAGATGCACCAGCCACGCGCACATTTCCCTCGCGTGTAACCCGTAGGCGCCGCGCAAATCCTTCTTACCGCTGCTGTTGAATGCTTCTGGCTGCTGACACGACCATGCGAAGCACAGGCGGCCGATGGCGGTGAGTGAGTCGAGGAAAAGGGTTTTGTGGGGTGGGCCGTCGAACCCTTCGATCACCGCAAGGAAATGCGCATCGCTGTAGACCGCATTGGGTGGCACAGCGCGGGAGGCGCCAGCCGCCCAAACAGCGATGTCTCTCATTTCCGGCCAAGTGCGCGGACGGATGGTATCGATCGCGAGATCCTGCACGCTCAGGTCGCCGGCCTCGACATTGACGAAGAGCGTTGTCTCCGGGTCGAGCGTGCGCAGGAGGCTGGTCTTGCCCACGCCGGTCGGCCCGACGATCAACATCTTCGCTCCGCGCGGCGCTGTGCTACGCGTGGCGGCTGGGATGATTCTGGTCATGCTACTGCGTCCTCTTCTGCAAATTCGAGTTCGCGTTTGAACTCCTGCACGAGTTTCCATTCGTGCTCGCTCACGTCGTGCTCAAGCCCGCGCTTGGCGTCGGCGAGTAGGAGATCGAGCTGGCTGATGGTCAGATGGCGGAACGACGGGTGCTTGTGCAGCCGGGCGGCGATAGCGTCGATTAGCTCGCCGGGCTTGAGCTGCTCCCACCTCAGCGCGGCCCAGAGCGATTCGCAGGCAAAATCTTTGCTGACGTCGCTCATGGCTCACCCATACATCCCGGGGAATTCGCAGCACTCCGCTTCGCTCACCGCGTTTTGGAGTTCCTCGCGAAGATCTTTTGCGGCCTCGCTGGGGTTATCAGCGATCGCCTCGATGCAGGCTTCGAGCGCACATGTCGCAAACCCATTGCGCGCGGCGCGAGACGTTAGCTTGTAGACAGGGAATGAAACCTTGATGCTGCGAAGCTCCTCCTCGACCTTGGGCTCTTCCAGACCTTCGAGGACACCGGCAGTTTCATCCAAAGTTTGAATCCGCTGTGTCGCGCTGAATGCTTCAGAATTATCGACGACCTCTCGGATCTCTTCTGCCAGGCTGCGCCATTCCGCGAAGGCATCATTGACGGCCCCGCCGATGGTGGTTTCCTCGACCTTGGCAGGCTTCCGGGGCTTGGGTGGAGGATCATCATCGTCGTCCGGTCCCCAGAACCCCGGATGCATCTCATCCCAAATTTTGGCGGCGCGGCCGCAGACATCCCAGATGCGCTCGCGGTCTTCTAGGTTGTTGGCCAACCACTGGGCATGCGCCTCCACCCATTCGTCAGAGCCGATCGGCGCCGCCGCTTGCGCCTCCGCGCTGGCTGGCGCGGCCGCGGGCTCGATGTTCACCGGCTCCGGCGATGGCTCTTCGAGCGGCTGCTCGATCGGCTCCGCTTTGGCCGGCTTCGCCTGCGGGATACCAGGCCGGCGCCCGCGGGCCTGGCGACCGTTCTTCTCGCGCCTGCCGTTAGCCTCCTTATGGGGAATTTCCCCATTAGCCTCCGCCTCCGCGCGCGCCGCAGCGACCGTCTTGTGGTCAACCTTGGCGAGCTTGCCGAGCGCACGGTCTGATAGTTGCCAATCCATGTGGAGCAGGACTTTCAGACAGTGGCGCCGCTCGTCGGGCTTCAGGTGCCGACGATTAATGTTTTCGCTGATGACTAGCCGCTCCGCTTCCTCCGTCGTGCCTTTGAATTCTTCATAGCGGGGCGCGCGGCCGGCTTTTTCGCAGGCGCGCTGACGGTTGCGCCCGTCGAGGATCATGCCTTCGAAAAGGATGATCGGATGACGCAAGCCGCGGTTCTTGACGTCACAGACAAGCTCGTCGAACTCATCGCCCTCCGTCAGAGGGAAGACGTCGGCGATCGGGTGATATTTGAGAGGCTCGCGCATGATCGTCTCCTATCGCGCCGACGCTTGCGCCAGGATCCCGGCCACGCGTACGAGTACGGCGAGACAGCCGGGGTGCAGGTCGAACAGGTTCTTGAGGATCGGGCCGGCGACGCTGTCCGAGGTCACGTCCGTCCACGGCGCATTGTCGGCGCAATATTGGATGACTTGCCGGAGTAGCTCGTCGGCCGAGTCGGCGGAAAATAGCTTGCGCTGCCGGCGGGGTGGTCTTGCAGGACGGGCCTGCTGGTCGTAAATATCGATCGACATGGTCTTCATCTCCGTGGGGCCGTGTTCTCTGCTCGGGAAAGCAGTCTCGGGAACGACCGGCCCCCCAGTCGTTCCCGATCTCTTTTCAGACCTTCAAAATTTCCGATTGATGCTGCGTGCGAGGACGGCCGGGGCCGGGCTTCCGTGGGGCAAAGGATTTTTGCTTTGCCCGCTCTATGCGAAGCTGGATGTAGCGATCACGCTCCGCATCCGTGGTGACGCGGATGCCGGGCGATATGAGATGGCTCTCGCAAAAGTCGGGATCGTTCTTCCGCAGACGTTGGCCCTCGCTCTTTGACACGGCGAGGTCGTGGAAGAGCTCCTTGTCCCTGAGGAAACGCATGTGATAGCCCTCGATGAAGTCGCAGGGCTACACATGGCACCGCTACCAAGAGCGTTCTTAAGCGCTCAATACTTTTTTGGCGGCTGGGCGATTAACTATCGCCGCGAGGTTTTGGGCGGGAAGAATTGTATGCCGGATGGCCACTCCGGTCTCGTTGGATGGCCCTTGTCGGTTAAGGGTTCTGGGTTCCAGTCGAGGTACTGATGGTATTGCTGACGCTGCTTGATAACCTCCTGGCAGGTCGAGAGCAGCCAGTGATCCTTGCCCTTCTGCGGCGGTGAACCAAAGATCTCCTGGTAAACTAGTTGCGCAATGATATGGACGTTGCCCTGAGATGTCTTTACCGGCTCGTCGTCGGAGCAGGTCTCAATAATATGGACTGCACAGCAGGCGGCGATGTATTGCCGCATGTCCTTTCGTGGGTTTATCGGCCACACGTTTTGCCAGAGATCGACCGCCCGTTGAGCACGGATCAAGTCAGACCCAAACGGCAACGGACTATCTAAAAGTCTGACTCTTCGGAGTTCCGCCGTCAGCCGGCCAATCGCGGTGCTCGCAGACTTTGCTAGGTTCCGGATATCACGAAGGTGTGCCAGGTCAGGTAGGTTTTCGCTCTCGCTCTTGGCCCACTGAAGCTGCCCGCGGATAAGACTACCGAGGTTCCCTTCCTTCTTCTTTTTGTCCAACCGACCCAGAATGCCCTCGACCGTCTCCGGCGCAATTAACGATCGCGACCTCATCAGCATGACTCACGCCCGGTCCCGCTGTGCTAGGTCGATGATGTCCGCCGATCTTCGTTCTATGATGCTGGTGAGCCTCGCCTGCCACAACTCGTAAGCCTGGCGGCGCTCGTTGAGGTACTTGTACTGGTCGTAGGTTCGATGCAGTTGCGGGCGCGTATGCGCGAGAATGAGCTCGCGCACGACGTCGCCCTTGGGGATAGGCAGCATCGACATCTGCGTCCGAACGCTTCTCCGGATATCATGAAAACTCCAGCGCTCGATCTCGGTCACAGACGGATCCTCGCGCTGGAACTCCCCCAGCATGAGCCGATCAAGTCGCGTCTTTAGCGTCGAGTAGCCGGCCAAGGGAGAACCGTTACGGCTCGAAAACAGATAGTCGCAGTTGCGCGGCAACGCGTCGATGAGCTCCACCATTTGCTTTGTCAGCGGCACGACATGGGCGCGATTATTCTTCATTCGCTCCTTCGGAATCGTCCATCGCTTCTTGTCGAGGAGATCGAACTCGTCCCAGCGTGCGTGGCTGACCTCTGCGCGCCGTAGTGCTGAGAGCATTAAAAGACGAAGGAATGGCCCGGAGGGGTACTCTAGACGTTGCACAGCCCTGTGAAGCGCACGCCATTCGGGGTCGGATAGGGTGCGGTCTCTCTCTACCTGTACAAGTAGCGGCGAAATGTCCTTCCCGGAGATTTTCTCACCGGGTGAGCGTTCAAGCTTCAGTTCCGGCCGCGTGGTTGCCCACCGGAAGATGCGCTGGGCGATTTCGAGCACCCGCCGGGCGCCGGCAGGATGGCCAGCATCGATCTTGGCCTCGACCAGGCTAATGATGTCCTGGCTAGTGACCGCCGTGATCGGCAGCGAGCCCCAAACCGGCAGCATGTGCAGGTCGATGGTTTGGCGGACCTCATCGCCCCGGCGGGTGTTCACCAAGATGCGCTTCTCGTAGAGGTCCACCAATTCCTTGAAGGTCTTCGGTGCCCCAGCTGCGACGGCAATAGTGCGGGTGGCCTTTTCCTCGGCAGCAGGGTCACGGCCTTGCCGGACTTGAAGACGTAGCTCTGCCGCCTTCGCACGCGCTGCGTCGAGATCGATCTCGGCTACCCGCCCAATCGTGTAGCGCCGGCGGCGCCGGCCATGCATATAAAGGAATATGTAACTCTTGATCCCACGATCAGTGATGCGAACACCAAAGCCGCGGACGCCTCCGTCGTAGCGCTCAATCCGTCCCCTCTTCGGTGGCCGAAGCTTGCGGATTCCCAGCTCAGTTAACGCCACAGAAATGCTCCT